AGAACTTTTTTATCAGGGGGCAGTCATAACTATTGCCACTGCTTTTCTTTGATGTCCCCAATTTGTGGAGCCCATCAACCCCGCCGTTTTGGTTCAAGGTTGATGGGTTTTTTGTTGCCTGAAATTCTTAACCCCATAAAATCAATCAGTTATAAAAAACTCTGTCCTGTGCGGCGGCAGTGTAAAAACCATTCAAAGAAATCTGAGCTTCTTCTCTCAAATTTTTCACCCTAATTGCTTCCCAAAAACTATCGATTCCTGATAACAAACGAATAAAATCAGGAAAAAAGTCAGCAAGGAAAGCCTCATGTTCGATTTTTACCCCGAGAAGACTTACGACAGAACGGAAGTTATGAGAAAGCCAACGCCAGTTCCAGCAGTGAATGGCGTCTACTTCTGGTGGTTTAAGGAAATTCCTCCAGGCGTTCCTACAGAGGGCTGCATTACCTTTGACGGCTACACTCTGCTGTATGTAGGCATTTCGCCAGACCAACGTGGGAAACCCAACAGCCGTTCTAATTTAAGGAAACGTATCAAAACGCATTACAGCGGCAATGCTGCTGGCTCGACGCTTAGGCGCACGCTTGGCGTGCTGTTAAGTGGTGTAAGTAGCTTTCCCCTGCGCCGGGTTGGATCTGGGTCCCGAATGACATTCACTCACCCAGGCGAGCAGTGGCTTGACGTCTGGATGGAAAAGCATGCCAAAGTTCACTGGATACCTGTCGAGGCGCCATGGGAACTTGAGAATATACTACTCGCAACGATTCCCCTCCCATTAAATATTCAGGGGAATACTCATGACTTTAGACTGACACTCTCAGGAATGCGCCGCCAGGCTGCGGCAGAAGCAAGATTAATGGAGATTGCTGATGAAAGGGGTTTCAAAAGGAGATTAGCAGCGCAGTTATTAAAAGTGTGACACTGCGCCAGCGGCGCCTTAAATCAGTAAACTAATTATTCCTGCATTCCTTTCCAGGCGGTACTGCGTTGCCCAGGATCATCCGATCACGATAAGCTGCACCTCCGATAAGTCCTGGACGCTCCCGCAGTTATATGTTGGTAAAAGGGGATCACCCCAGCGGTGCGATAAGAACTGAAGACTTCAGCTTTAGCGATCCCCATACTAGGCCGCCGAAAGCTGCTGGATTATGTAGAGTACGCGCAAATGGACCGCTAGCATGCACCTCCGGTGAGTTTTGACGGGCTGGCGCGCACCTATCGTGCGGCGGTGCATTACAGCTCGCCGATTGCCGTGAAACGCAACATTCTAACCAGCACCTTTATCCCGCATCCGCTGCTGAGCCAGCAAGCGTTCAGCCGCTTCGTGCAGGACTATCTGGTCTTCGGTAACGCCTATCTGGAGAAGCGCACCAACCGACTCGGCGGCATTCTGTCGCTGGAGCCGTCTCTGGCGAAATACACCCGGCGCGGCGTGGATCTGGATACCTACTGGTTTGTGCAATACGGCATGACTACGCAGCCGTATGAGTTCACCAGAGGCAGCATTTTTCACCTGATGGAGCCGGACCTGAACCAGGAGATTTACGGCCTGCCGGAATACCTGTCCGCCATTCCTTCCGCTCTGTTGAACGAGTCCACCACGCTGTTCCGCCGCAAGTATTACATCAACGGCAGCCATGCGGGTTTTATCATGTACATGACTGACGCGGCGCAAAACCAGGAGGACGTGAACAACATCCGACAGGCCATGAAAAGCGCCAAAGGGCCGGGCAACTTCCGCAACCTGTTTATGTACTCACCCAACGGCAAAAAGGACGGTATTCAGATCATTCCGCTGTCAGAGATAGCAGCAAAAGATGAGTTTCTGAGCATCAAGAATGTAAGCCGTGACGACATGATGGCAGCGCATCGCGTGCCACCGCAGATGATGGGGATTATGCCTAGCAATGTTGGGGGGTTTGGGGATGTGGAGAAGGCCAGTCGCGTCTTTGTCCGCAACGAGCTGATGCCACTGCAGAAAAGGCTCAGTGAATTAAACAGCTGGTTGGCTGATGAAGTTATACTTTTTTTAAGCTATGCACTATAGCAGACAATCATTCCGCCTCCTAGGAGGCGGAAAATCATATAACATTGCAAATATTGCCAATCAGCCTTTTAACAATATTTTTCACCTCAGAATTCGACGTTACAAGGCGTAAAAGATTATGCTCGTAAAGTTGACGCGTTGAATACCCCAATAGCTTATGCACCTTAGCGATATAAGCAGTTTCGCGAATTGGATATTTTTCGACTAAACTGATGAGATCTTTCTGGCGTAGACAGTTTTCAAAAAAGTCAATTTCTTCCCTCAAAAAATCACCAACGTTAATATTTATATTAACATCATTCCCCTCTTCAATACTTCTCAAAGTTGGCAAATGCGAAAATAGCTTAGACCTAATGGCTTTCTCTATTGCTCTACAGCATAGTCTTTCTTTGTGCTCGGAAAGCATGGACAATGACTCGTCACACAACTGCGCATATAATGCATCGGGATTCGATATATTTTGAGAATCCTTATAATTATTCATTACGTTTAAAATCAATTCCGGATGATAGTATATTGATTCGATTGAGTGCACATTTAAAGAATAAACCCCTTTCATTTCAAGATTAAAAATCTGTCGCTCAGGTTTATTATCATTATCAATAATGCCATATGGAATGACATGATGAAGATTTTCCGATTCTCTCAGACCATCCACAGAGCGCTCGACATAATCGCAACTAGCTTTTGGTATTACCGAATAACCCGGAAAAATTATCGAGTATAGCTTCTGGTCTAAGCTTGATGATGTATTACCCTCAACAAAGATTATTTTTTTCCTTGACCCAAGTATGTCTTCTCGAAGCCTCTCATCAATTTCCGCCAATGAGTCAATTGCGTCTATATACCAACGAACTGGTCGCATATTTTCATACACGCAATCTCTCAGCAACAATACTCTGGAATGAGGCACTGCTGATGGCAAAGATAAATCATGTGTGGATATTACATATGAACAATCGGGGCGCTCATTTAAAAGAGATTTAATCAACGAATGAGATATTGACGGATGCAAATGCCTCTCTGGCTCATCGATTAAAAAGAAGGCGCCATCTGGGGCTGTAAAAATGGCAATTGCAATAAATATTGCATTTCTTTCTCCGTCAGAAAGCTGAGCCAAGCTATATTCATCCGAGCCATTGCGACTTACCAACAAAGAATCCGAATCATCTATTCTTATTGTAAGATTAATAAAAGCCTCATTCAGGCATCTATTAATTTTCTCAACTGGCGTTTCCGTAAGAGTTAAATTACCACGCCCTTCGCGAGAAGCTAGGGAGAAATTATTTACAAAAGTTCTGGCTGCATGATTCTCTGCAGAAATTATTTTGTTCAGTAAGATCTCTGTTCTACGACCGGAATAATCATCTTTGTATCTTGACTCCTCCTGCGAATCCCAACTCTTAATATAACCTGATGTTTGATGACTTTCATGATTGGATACGTTGGATCTGTTAGACTGAATCCAATTTTGTCTATGCGCAATTATTTTCTCAAATCTATTAGGATATTTTTTGTATAGAAAATCAATTATAGAAGACTTTCCGGAACCATTCGGCCCTAACAAGAAAACGACCTCTCCAGGAGCCAACTTCAATTCGAAGCTAGAACCATCAGCCTTCGGAATTTCAAACATTAAGACACCTCTTATTGCCATCTTGAACACTTATAGAATATGACAAATCATTCAAACATAATCAATTTAATAAATTACGATTGAAACAAAGCCTCTGATATATGTCTAGAAGCCACGCGCGCGCTCGTATCCCCGCCACGCCTGCCCGCTTTGTGTAGTGGTTTTCATGCAGGTGCATGAAGGGCCTGAAAGCGCGCCAGTTCTGGCGACCCCGACCCGTTGCGATCCTTTTTGGATCATGCGAATCCATGCACCATAGACATGCACTGCGTTCTCAAAACGCAGGATGCCATATGAGAGGGAGTTTCTCATCGTGCGGAATCACTAATGCGTATTCTCATCCTGCCCTACTCCATAATCATTCATCCTGGTAACCAGATCGCTTGTCAGCTCCGACAGCCACGAAATCGCAACCTCCTTATCGTCATCGCTACAATCTGAACTGGCAATCAGCCGGGCCATAAGTTCTATCCGCTGCAGTGCAAGTGACTCCATGAACAAATCGTTCACAACTCCCTCCTAATATTACTGTTTATATATACAGAGCATCATATAATTTTAAAGCTGAAATAGTTTTTTACTCAGCTAACTCTTTGATTAATAGATATGCCATTTCTCTGAGCTGTCAGTACCATTGACGCCATTTGTCATCCTCCTGTAGGCGCTTGTTCCGGTAGAACAGGCGCAGCCCGGCTCCAGATGGCAGACTGCCGCCACGCAGAAGCAGATCCACTTCCGTTTCACTGGCATCCATACCTCTGGACAGCAACTCCGCATTGAGCTGTAGCCGTTGGTGTTCCGTAATTTCCTGTTTGTAGCCTTTTCGGCGCTTCGGTTTAACCAGCCGCAGCCTTGCCGTCAGCTCGCGCAGTTCCTTTTTGCTCATGTTTTCGAAGTCCGGCAGCGCTGCAGGTTCTTTACTGCCCGAAAGTTCGCCCCCGGTCTGGTACATTGTTTCAACAGGGGGACAGTTATTGCCACGAGTCCAAGCTGGTCCTGATGGTTGATGCTTTAGGAAACCCTCTCGCTCTCGATTTCACATCTAAAATGTTTGCGCATTACCGTGATAAGCGCCTTACGGGGGAAATCTATTTCAGCGAGAAATGGAAGAAGGGAGCCAGCCCGGTCACCATCAATCTTGAGCAAAGCTATCTGAGCAGCGTTTTTAGCGAACTGGCCCGGTTAGGAGAATGGTCTGCGCCGAACCCACTGGAAAGCATGCGCAAGTTCGCTATTGCCGAAAAAGAAATGGCCTGGATGACACATGAACAAATCACAGAGCTTCTGTACGACTGCCAGCGCCAAAGTGCCCTGCTCGCTCTGGTCGTTAAAATCTGCCTGAGTACCGGAGCTCGTTGGCGCGAAGCTGTGAACCTCACCCGTTCCCAGGTCACAAAGTATCGAATCACGTTCGTCAGGACTAAAGGCAAAAAGAACCGAAGCATTCCGATTAGCAAAGAGCTATATGAAGAAATCATTGCGCTTGATGGTTTCAAGTTCTTTACTGACTGCTATTTCCAGTTTTTATCCATAATGGATAAGACCTCCATCGTTCTCCCACGCGGTCAACTTACCCACGTTCTGCGTCATACGTTTGCAGCACACTTTATGATGTCAGGTGGGAACATCCTTGCCCTCCAGAAAATCCTCGGTCACCACGACATAAAAATGACCATGCGCTAAGCCCACCTCGCGCCAGATCATCTTGAAACGGCCCTACGCTTTAATCCACTAGCAACAATGCCAACCGAAGCTACCAATATGATCCTTAATAGTTAGTGGAAATTGTGTGGCTAGACTAACTTTAAGAAATCAGCCATAACAAGCTTGTAGCGCACTGAATAGAGGTTTAAATGTGGATCAATCCATTAATAGATATGCTTCTTGGTGTTGGCCTAGCATGCGGTATCGGATGGATCATACTTAGATTTTGGCCTTACTTTTTTTGTTTAGTGTTCGTTTTCGCAGCGTTTTTTACAGTATGGGATGTTTTAAGATGAAAGCAGCCTCTAACTTTTTTCTAATTAATTGATAAATATAAGCATCTCGAAAATTCTCTACTTGCATTTGCCGATAGTTCTACCGTTTCCGCTCATGTGCCTAATGCCTAGAAAATCATCCATAAACTCCTAGCATCTAGGAACGGTAATTAGCAAATTCTCATTGAATAAGTCAGAGACGGAAAACATAGTGAAGTAGAGGGAAGTGAAAGATCCTAACGTTTGAAATGAGCGCAGTATGAAATACAGTGGCGACAAAGTGGCTGCAGCGGTTGGCAATACCCCGTAATCGTCACTTCTCACCACCAAACTAACTTATTGATTATCTTGCAAGTCGTTGTTTTCACTAACCCGCTTACATAAATGGGTTTTTTGTTGCCTGAAATTCCCCTCTTCAACATTCCGCCTTCCCTCTTACCATCCAAACATATATGCTTAACCATATATATAACCAACCGCAGGAAAGCCGATGCTACATCCGGTCCAACTTTTCAAAGCCCTCTCTGACGAGACCCGCCTGTCCATCGTCATGCTTCTGCGCGAAGCCGGGGAACTGTGCGTCTGCGATCTCTGTTCCGCCACGGCTGAATCACAGCCCAAGGTATCGCGCCATATGGCGCTGCTGCGTGAATCCGGGCTGGTGAGCGATCGCCGGGAGGGGAAATGGGTTTATTACCGTTTGTCCCCCACTATGCCGGCATGGGCTGCCACCGTCATTGACAACAGCTGGAACTGTTTGCGGGAAGAGACCCGCACAAAGCTGAAAAACCGTCTTCCGGGCGCGTGTTAAAACATATTCATAAAAACAGATATAACGGAGTTCATGATGTTTCTGGCTGGGGCAATTTTTCTGTTTACACTGGTGCTGGTCATCTGGCAACCCAGAGGGTTAAGTATCGGCTGGAGCGCCACGATAGGTGCTGTACTGGCGCTGGTCAGCGGCGTGATCCACATTAACGATATTCCGGTGGTGTGGAATATTGTCTGGAACGCGACGGCCACGTTTATCGCCGTCATCATCATCAGCCTGCTGCTTGATGAGTCCGGATTTTTCGAGTGGGCGGCGCTGCACGTGGCCCGCTGGGGTAATGGCAAGGGCCGGTTGCTGTTTACGTATATCGTTCTGCTGGGTGCGGCCGTTGCGGCACTTTTTGCCAACGACGGCGCGGCGCTTATCCTCACGCCCATCGTTATCGCCATGCTGCTCGCCCTCGGGTTCAGCAAGCAGGCCACGCTGGCGTTTGTCATGGCGGCTGGATTTATCGCCGACACAGCCAGCCTGCCGCTGATCGTTTCGAACCTGGTCAATATCGTATCGGCAGACTTCTTCTCGCTGGGGTTCAGCGAATACGCCTCGGTGATGATCCCCGTGGATCTCGCCGCGATTGCGGCCACGCTGGTGATGCTGCACCTGTTCTTTCGAAAGGACATTCCGCCAGCATACGACCTGTCAAAACTCCGCGAGCCTTCCCGCGCGATTAACGATCTTCCAACCTTCAGAACGGGCTGGATTGTTCTGTTACTGCTTCTTGTCGGGTTCTTTGTACTTGAACCGCTCGGTATTCCGGTCAGTGCTATCGCGACAGCAGGCGCGTTGATTTTGTTTGCCGTTGCAAAGCGCGGGCATGCCATTAATACGGGAAAAGTGCTTCGTGGCGCACCGTGGCAGATCGTTATCTTCTCGCTGGGGATGTACCTGGTGGTGTATGGCCTGCGCAATGCCGGGCTGACGGAGTATCTGTCAGGGGTTCTCAATCTCCTCGCCGGGCATGGCCTGTGGGCCACCACGCTCGGTACCGGGTTCATCACGGCGTTCCTGTCATCCATAATGAACAATATGCCGACCGTCCTGATTGGGGCACTGTCTGTCGATGGCAGCACGGCATCGGGTGTGATTAAAGACGCGATGATTTATGCCAACGTGATTGGCTGCGACCTGGGTCCGAAGATCACGCCTATCGGCAGCCTGGCCACCCTGCTCTGGCTCCATGTCCTGGCGCAGAAAAACATGACGATCACCTGGGGCTATTATTTCCGGACAGGCATCATCATGACGTTGCCGGTTCTGTTTGTGACGCTCGCCGCGCTGGCGTTACGTCTCTCCTTCACACTGTAATGAGTAACGGATATGAGTCATATCACCATTTACCACAATCTAGCCTGCGGCACCTCGCGCAACACGCTGGAGATGATCCGCAACAGCGGCACTGAACCCGAAATTATTCTGTACCTTGAGAACCCACCGTCACGTGATGAACTGACCAGACTGATTGCTGAGATGGGGATTTCCGTGCGGGATTTGCTGCGCAAAAATGTCGAACCTTATGAACAGCTGGGCCTCGCCGCGGACCGGTTTACCGACGACCAGCTTATCGATTCTATGCTGCAGCATCCGATCCTGATTAACCGTCCGATCGTGGTGACGCCGCTGGGCACTCGCCTGTGCCGCCCTTCCGAAGTCGTACTCGATATCCTGCCTGATGCACAGAAAGGGGCGTTTACGAAAGAAGATGGCGAAGCGGTGGTGGACGCCAGCGGAAAAAAAATCTCCGGCAGCTAATCTGCTGATAGTGATGCCGTAAGTCCTGTCAGCCACATACCCTGCCCCGTGGCGGAGTTGCATCCGCCGTCACCCGACCCATAATTTGATGGACCGGTCTGGTGAGGGGATGCAGGTATGAGTCTCAAAAATAAAACCGCCGTTATCTTTGGTGGCAGCGGCGCTATTGGCAGCGCCGCTGCGTACGCGCTCGCCCGTGAAGGGGCAACGGTCTACCTCGCGGCACGCGATCAGGCCAGGCTGGAGCACGTCGCTAACCGCATTCACGCCGCTGGCGGGTCAGCCCGGCTGTTTATTTTCGATGCTCTCGATGCCGACGCGACGCTCCCGGACGTTGCCGGGATTGATATCGTCGTGAACGCCACGGGCTTTATGCACGACCAGGGTAAACGCCTCGACGCATTAACGCTCAGTGAATTCAGACATGGGTTCGACCCTTTTCTGGCCGCCTATTTCAACATCGCCAAAGCTGTCGCACCCCATATGGGCGGTGAGCGTGCCGGAACGCTTATCACCGTCGTTGCGCCGGCGGCAAATATGGCGATGCCGGGACATCTCGGGCATATCGTCGGCTGTGCGGGGACGGAAGCGTTAACCCGTGCGCTCGCGGCGGAGCTGGGGGCAAAGAATATTCGCGTCCTGTGCGTGCGTTCGCATGCGATAGCCGACGCGGTTCAGGCCGGTTCCTGTGTGGGTGACCTGTTCGCCA